TTGCACCCTTGCCCATCTGCCTAGATGCAAGAGAGCAAAGGGAACAACTTGGGAGGAAACCAAGAGATGTATATATATATAATACTACTTCATAAGTATCAGTAGTATTATATAATGATTTGATTGAAAACATTGAAGAAAATGTAGTTGAAGACTACATTACATGCATTTGCGTAGCACTCATACAGACCTGCATAAGCACACACACTCACGAACTGTCAAGAAATTGACATAGAATATGTCAAAGAACTGACACAAAGTGTCAAAGAATTGACAAATGGAACCTTAAATCGTAGATTTAGAGAGGTGTCAGAAAATTGACGAAGGGGGACGGAAAAAACTGCCTCGCCTTTATATATATAAAAAGGGTACCCCCAAAAAATTAGGGAGAAAATGGAGTTGTAGTTGTTGATAATGATTATTAATGGGGGAGTCCTCTAAATAGATGTACACAACTATGCACGAGGGATGCAATAGAGTCTATATAGTTATGTGTTATGTGATTTGTGTTTCCTACAGATATACCTTTACCCCTGGAAACTTAGTTATAAGTATATCATACTTTTTTAAAACTCGCAATAGTATTTTTTTCTTTTTTATAAACACATTATAGTGTATAATACAATAATGAAAAAGCAACCTAAACATTTATTGTATGCTCATTTAGATGATTCAGGTCTCAGAGACTTAATTAAAGAGACGGCAGCCACCAGAAAAAAGGTAAATGCAGGTAGAGACTTAATTGAGATGAGACGTGAGTACATGAGAAGAGTTGAAGAGAGGAAACTTAAAATGACAGAAAAGAAAGCTAAGAAGTTACCTGAGGGTCAAAGAGTAAAGATGCTAGAGAATGCACAACAGAAGTATCAGAACTTTGCAAAGAACACATTACCTAGTGGACTATCAGCTATGCAGGAGAAGTTCTGTTTAGAATATACAGCTACAGGTGACGTATTAAGTGCGTATCGTTCAGCAGGTTATAAAGATTTACATAATGATGCAAAGACTCGTGCTGAAGCTAAACGATTATTAAAGAATGATAAGATTGAAGAAAGATGTAATCAAATAAGACTGGACGCAATGAAGGACGTAAGCCTTAATATTAATGAAGTTGTAAAAAAGTTTATGAAAGTTTATGAAAGAGGTATGGAAGAAAATGATTTAACTAACTCTAATAGAGCAATGGAGTTTATAGGTAAACATATGGGTATGTTAATTGAACGTAAAGAAATTAAACAAGACATTACAACTAAATCACCTGAAGAATTAGAACGTGAGATAAAGCATTATGAAAATGTTGTCAAGCTTGAACAAGGTAATAAATAAAGTTACTAATTATTTAATTAATATATTTGCAGGTATATTAATTTTTTGGATTATATATATGTTCACTATGGCAGGATGGAATACATTCTGTAAAGGGTGTCCAGTTAAATGGTACACAACAAATGTTGAACCTTATATACCTAGACCTGAACCTAAACCTAAACCACCTATTATAGAAGATGAAGATGAAGACTGGGAAGATTCAGAATGGGAATAAAAATAATTAGGGGAACTACATATTGGTGTATACCTATAGACTATAGTAAAAAGGTAAGACCAAAAGAATATAAATCACCAGTAATATATTATGGACCTGATACAAGAACCAAGTAGTAACTTAATTAAACTAAGAGAGTTATACTTTCAAAAAGCAGTAATACAATCTAAAGATAGCTTTTTACATTTCATAGCTATGTTTGCACCTACCCTTGTACCTGATTGGATTATGGGTAGACACATACATGTGATAGCTGACAGATTACAAAAAGTTGAAAGTGGAGAAATAAAAAGACTCATGGTGTTTCTTCCTCCACGTTCTTCCAAGTCAGTAATTTGTTCAAAGTTATTTCCTGCGTGGTACGTAGGTAGACATCCACAACATGAGATATTAACTGTATCACATTCAGACCAACTGGCTTCAGACTTTGGTAGAAGTGTAAGAGATTTAGTTAACTTTGATTTATTTAATACAGTATTCCCAGATGTAACATTACGTAGTGACGTAAGAGCAGCAGGTAAATGGAAAACAAATCAAGGTGGAACTTATTATGCAGCAGGTGTTCGTAGTCAGATTGCAGGACGTGGTGCTCATGTGGCAATACTAGATGACGTAATGTCTGAAGAGGACTCCTTTAGTGAAACAGGTAGACGATATGTAAAAGAATGGTACCCTTCAGGTTTACGAACTCGTATCATGCCTAATGGTTCAATTGTTATTATTAATACACGTTATCATGAAGACGATTTATGTGGTTGGTTACTAAGACAAGAATCACAAATAGAATTAGAAAATAAATGGGAAGTAATAAAGATACCTGCATGGGTAGACGAACCTTCAAGTAAAATGCTAGACCTACCAATAGGTTCAAGTTATTTTCCTGAGTGGAAGCCTACTTCAATATTGAAAAATGATGAAGAGGAAATAAAGGCAAGTAATGGCTCACGATATTGGGAGTCTCTTTATATGCAGAATCCTGTGCCTGATTCAGGTGGTATTATTAAAAAGAAATGGATTCAGTGGTGGGAGTATGATGAGCCACCTGCATGTGACTATATAATACAAACATATGATACTGCATTCTCTACAAAGACTACAGCAGATTTTAGTGTGGTACAGACCTGGGGTATCTATTATATGATTATCATAAACCTGATGTGTGTATCATTGAGAAGAAAGCAAGTGGACAATCATTAATACAAGATTTAAGACGTGCAGGTTTACCTGTGCTTGATTATATTCCTGATAGAGATAAGACTGCTAGAGTGTACGCAGCAACACCAATGATGGAAGCAGGACGTGTATGGTTACCTAAAGGTCATGATTGGAGTGATGATTTATTTAGTGAAGCAATTACATTTCCTAATGCACGACATGATGACCAAGTAGACGCAATGACTATGGCAATACACTACATGAAAGAATCATGGAATTTAACTCATCCAGATGACCCTGATTATGAAGAAGGTTATGAAAGAAAAAAAAGGGTTGCATACTGGAAGTTTTAAGTATATAATATTATAATAATAACTGTGAAAGAAAATTTATGCCAACTGAAAAAAATCCATTTAATAAAATAAATGAAGATATACTAGAAGCTTCAACTCCTGGAGAAGAAGTAGATGTAGAAACTATTACTGACCAAGTTCTTCCTGATGAAAGTGTAGCAATGATGGAAGATGGTTCAGCAGTAGTTGACCTAATGGGTAATCCTGCCATTATGCCTGAAGAAGGTATGCCAGGTGGACATTATGATAACTTAGTTCCAACTCTTGAAGAAGACCAGCTACAAGAGATTGGTGCTGAAGTATATGAAAAGTATCAATCAGATAAAGAATCAAGACAAGAATGGGAAGAAACTTTCCAAAGAGGTTTTGATTTACTAGGTCTAAAACTAAAAGAAACTTCAGAACCATTTGAAGGTGCATGTACTGCAGTTCATCCACTCTTAATAGAGTCAGCAGTGAAGTTTCAATCTAAAGCTTCTCAGGAATTATTTCCTGCAGGTGGACCAGTAATGTCTCAGATAATTGGAACTGAGACTGAACAAAAACAACAACAAGCATCTCGTGTAAAACAATTTATGAATTATCAGTTAACTGATATGATGCCTGAATACTTTCATGAGTTTGAAAGAATGTTATTTCACTTACCTATTATTGGTTCAGCATTTAAAAAGATTTATTATGATTCATCATTAGACAGACCATGTTCAGAGTTTGTTCCTATTGACCAGTTCTATGTGTCTTATCATGCTTCAGATTTAATGAAGGCAGATAGATATACACATGTTATATTACGTAATCCAAATGACTTAGCTAAAGAAATTGCTGCAGGTGTTTACGAAGATTTAGATTTACCTGATGCACAACCAATAGAACAAACGTCAATGTCAATGAAAGTTGATGAGATTATGGGTACAGCTATACCTGCTGACTCTGACCCTCAGTATATTTTATTAGAACAACATTGTTATTTAGATTTAGATGACAGTGGTATTGGTTTACCTTATATTGTAACAGTTGAAGAAAGTTCACAAAAAGTTTTATCTATTAGAAGAAACTATAATGAAGATGACCCTACCAAACAAAAGAAAATGTTCTTTACACATTACAAGTTTGTTCCAGGTTTTGGTTTCTATGGTTTAGGTCTAATACATTTCTTAGGTAATCTTACAATGACTGCAACTGCAGCTATGAGAAACTTAGTTGACTCAGGTCAGTTTGCAACATTACCTGCAGGATTTAAAGCTAAAGGTGTTAAAGTTGTAGGTGATAATGAGCCTCTATCTCCTGGTGAGTTTAGAGATGTTGAAGCTACAGGTGTAGACTTAGCTAGAGCAATTGTACCTTTACCTTATAAAGAACCTTCTAATACTTTATTTCAAATGTTAGGTTTTGTTGCAGGTGCAGGACAAAAGTTTGCTGACAGTACAGAACAAGTAATTAATGATTCAACTAACTATGGTCCAGTTGGAACAACTATGGCATTGTTAGAAGCTTCAAGTAAATTTTTTAGTGCAATACATAAACGATTACATTATTCACAAAAAGAAGAATTTAAAATATTAGCAAGAATAAACTTTGAGTCATTACCTGACTCATATCCATACGAGGTTCCTGGTGCAAGTCCAACTATATTAAAGATGGACTTTGATGGTAAGATAGATGTCATTCCTGTAAGTGACCCTAACATACCTTCAAGTGCTCATAGATTAATGCTTTCACAGTTGGCTCTTCAGTTAGCCAGTCAAGCACCACCAGGAACTTATAATATACAGGCATTACATAGAACAATATTACAAGCTGCAAATATGCCTAACTTGGAAGCTATACTTCCACCACAAGCACAGCCACAGGCACTTGACCCTGTATCAGATATACAGGCAGCAGTAAAAGGTATGCCAATAGCTGCCTTTCCTGGACAAGACCATATGGCTCATGTTACAGTTAAGTCTTCATATTTAACTGACCCAATGAATGGTGGTAGTCCTATTATGCAAAAAGTACAACCAGTGCTTGAAGCAAATATAAAAGAACATATGATTATGAGATACCAAGAACAAATTAATGGAATGGTATCAGGAGTAGCGACTGACCCTGCAACATTACAACAAGTTCAGGCTCAAGCTGCACAACAGATTTCACAAGCTAACCAAGCAATGGGTACAACGGAAACACCTGAGCAACAAATGGTTGAGCTTGAGAAAAAGAGATTAGAGATTGAGTCTGAAAAACTTGGTCTTGATGCTCTTCAAGAAGCTGCAAACTTAGCTGTTAAACAAAGAGAACTAACTCTTAAAGAAGAAGACCAAGGTATTAAAGCTTTAAAAGATGGTGCTCAAATAGCAGTTAAAAGAACTGAAGGTGAAAAGAATCGTCAGTCTAAAATTGCAGGTCAAGCAATTAAAACTCTTGGTGACTTAGCCAAGGAAGAACTTAAAGAAGAAACGAAAGGAGAAAACTAATGAGTGAAATAATTAAAGGTCCTAAACAAGGAAAAGGTTATGGTGACTGGTCAAAGATACCTAGCACTGAGTATTCAGTTCGTGCTAAAAAAGGTATACTTAGACAAGACCCACCTGATAGTTATAAAGTTAAATAATAACTATGATACATAAAATTATTTCTGAGATTGAGAAGGAATTAAATCTGGAAATAAGTCAAATTCAAAAATCATTAGGGGATGGTAATTGTGAAGACTATCCTCGTTATCAACAAATGGTAGGTTCAATTACTGGATTGAATATGGCTATAGCTATAACTAAAAATGTTTATAAAACTATGATTGATGGAGATGAAGATGAGAGTACCTAAACTAGAAAATGCTATTAAGAATAATGAATGGATTGAAGATGCAGAAAAACCTGACCCAAAAGTTTTACCTAAGCTGCCTGGCTACCATGTATTGGTTCGCCCTGTTTCGGTAAAAAGTAAAACTAAAGGTGGTTTATTATTACCTGACTCAGTTAAAAGTGATGTAGCTTATTTAACTACAGTAGGTAAAGTTTTATCAATAGGTGATTTAGCTTATGAAGATAAAGATAAATTTCCAAATGGTAAATGGTGTAATGTTGGAGACTATGTTTGTTATGCTAGACACGCAGGTCAAAAACTTTATTACAAGGGTGTAAGACTATTATTATTATTTGATGACCAAGTAATGATGAAAGTTGATGACCCTACTAACTTAGATATGACATATAACTTATCAAAATAAGAAGGAGAGTAATATGAAACTTACAAAAAACATTGTAAAGTTTTCCAACTTTTTAATTAAAATACCAAAAGCTATGAAAGGTGTTTGGGATTCTTCTGAGAATCGTTGGGGATATAAAAAGATTAACAATGACTAAATTATGTGCAAGGGGGAAAAATGCTGCGAAACGTAAATTTAAAGTTTATCCTAGTGCGTATGCAAATGCATATGCTTCTAAAATCTGTGCTGGAAAAATTAAAGACCCTAGTGGTAAAAAGCGAAAAGATTGGAAAGGCAGTGCAAAGAGCATGGCAAAAGGTAAAAGAGTGGGTAAGCCACAAGGTAAAATTGCTAAAGGTTGTGGTGCTGTTATGGAGAATAGACGAAAGCGAACTAAAATTACTTAGTGATAAATATAAAAAAGAAAAAGGCAAAAGACCTAAAGAGGTATAGATGAAAAAGAAAAAAGGTGGTGGACTTAAAAAATGGTTTAAAGAAGATTGGGTAGATATATCTACTGGTAAATCATGTGGTCGTAAATCAGCTAAATCATCAAAAAGAAAATACCCAGTATGTAGACCAAAGGCAGTTGCAAATAAAATGACTGCAGGACAAAAGGATGCAGCAGTAAAAAGAAAAAGGGCAAAGACTAATGTAGGACCTAAACCAACTTCTATTAGGTACCCTATTAGTGCAAGTGGACGAAAACAAAAAGTAAAAAAGAAAAGGGGATAAAAAAATGATTGACCCATTTACAGCTTTTGCAGCTTTGAAGGGAGCTACAGAAGCTATATCAAGTGGTATTAAAACAGGTAAAGATTTAATGAATATGTCAGGGTCTGTTGCGAAATGGGCAAAGGCAGAAGCAAGTCTTCAAGTTATATCAAGTGAAAAACCTAAAGGTTTAAATAAGTTATTTGGTAAACTTACAGGTGCTGAACAAAATGCTATTGATGCACATTTTAGAAAAGAAGAAGCAAAAAGAATTAGAAATGAAATGAGAGAGATGTTTGCACTGTATGGTTCCCCAGGACAGTGGGAGAGACTACAAAAAGAAATTGCAGTTGAAAGAAAAAGACAAGCAGATTTTTTAAAACAAAAAATAGCTGCAGCAAATAGAAAAAAGAATATTATTTTATGGACAATTTTTGGAATATTAGGATTGGGTTTTCTAACAATTGAATATTATATAATTACCAATCTATAAAGGAGTAATAATGCAAAAAGCAAAAATGAAAATGGCTGGTGGTAAAAAAGTTAAAATGGGTTATGCTGGTGGTAAAAAAGTTAAGATGATGAAAGCTGGTGGTAAAGTTCCAATTATACATGGACCAAAATAAGTATGTCTCATCTTATATCCAATATACCTTTTTTTAGGTGTTGGGTAAGGAAGGAGTTTACTCATAATCATCAGGCTTATCATGGGGAATATCTACATGCTTTAGCTATTGCAGTTAATTGTATGCCTGATAGATGTCTAAGTTTCCAAGTTGTATTTACAGGTTGTGAAGCTGAAGAACAAAATTTACATGGTGGTGCTATGTGGGCACGTATGCCAATAACAGGTTTGATAGGTGATATACCATTAGATGAATGGACTCCACCTATTGAAACACATTTTGCTCAACCTTGGGATTGTCCTAGTCATAATCATAGTATTATAGTTATGGATAGAGTTAGTTCAAGTCCTTGGATGTGTAAAGTAAATGGTGAATTTTATACTGGTAAATATTATTTTACAGTTGACTTCACTGATAGTGCAGTAGCAGATGACCCTGCACAACATAAACAATCACATGTTTTACATTTAACATCTGGTCCATATAAAGGTGCAATGGTAGCTTTACCTAATAATAGAGTTAGAGTTACAAGTCCTGCAATGTGGTCAGCAGGTGAAGGTGCTCCAGATTTTACACCTTCTCAATATAAACATACTGCTGAATCTCATGATGATTATATGGATGTAAATAAAACATTTGATAACTTATATAATAATAAATAATTTAGTGGCTTGTATGCTGTACTATATTGTAGTATTATTATAATATTAAACTTTGCGTAATCGTTTGGTTCGCATCAACGGAGATAAAAATGGAAGTAGAGAAAAAGGAAGAATGGAGTGAAATTGACACTTCAAAGCCTGAATCTAAAGAAGAAGATAAAATAGACTTTGAGGTTGAAAACTCTTCAAAACCTGAGAAGGAAGAAAATGTTAAAGCTGTAGTTGAAGAAAAACCTGTAGCTGAAACTAAAACTGAAACGAAGGAAGATACTCAACCAGAGGAACAACCTGATGAAGCTAAAGACATTGAGTCTGAAAGAGCACAAAAAAGAATACGTCAGTTAGTTCGTCAAAGAAAAGATAAGGAAGAAGAAGTTGCCAGACTTTTAGCTGATAAACAAGAACTAGAAAAAAGACTTTCAACAAATCAAAGTAATCAATTTGATTTAACTAAGACAAGTCTTGAATCTCAAGAAAAAGGTTTAGAGAATCAACTTAATCTTGCTAAACAAAATTACTTAGATGCTTTTGAAAAAGATGATAAGAGTCAATTATTAAAAGCACAAGAAGCTTTAAATGAAGCACAGATTAATTTAAATAGTGTAAAAACAAATAAGGTTAATTTTGATAAAGATTACGAGAATTACCAGAACGCAGTTAAACAACAGCCTGTTCAACAACCTCAACCTCAACAACCCCAATACGACCCTAAAGCAGTCGCATGGGCAGAAAAGAATGAGTGGTTTGGTCAAGATAAAATGATGACTGCTGCAGCATTAGCTTTAGATGCCCAGTTAAAAGAAGAAGGTTTTGACCCTACAGATGATGACTTCTATGGTGAAGTTGATAATAGACTTAAAGAAGCATTTCCAAATAAGTTAAAAACATCTGAACAGGAAACTCAACAAGTTCGTCAGAAGGCTACGTCAAGTCCTTCCCAAGTGGTAGCAGGAACATCTCGCACTCCTGCTTCTAAGAAAATCAAACTATCTCAAGAAGATGTTAGATTAGCTAATAAATGGAATATACCACTAGACAAGTATGCGAAAGAAAAGTCTAAAATAGAGACTGGAGAAGAGTATACAACAATAACAACACAAATGCGTAGGAGTTAAAAATGGCTATTAATAAAATAAAACGTAATGAAGAAACTAGACAAGCAACATCAAAAGAAGAAAATTATTCATTTGAAGATACTGGTCTATTAGATATACCTCAATCTGTAACTGATAAATTTACAAGTCAAGGTATGTCTCTAAGATGGATTAGAATAGATTTAAATGGAGAAGAAGATTATAAAAATGTTGGTAGGAGACAACGTGAAGGTTGGACATTTGTCACACCTGATGAAGTCCCTGAACTAGGTTCTACAACTGCTATCAAAGAAGGTGGCAGATATAATGGAGTCGTTTCCAGTGGTGATGTGGCATTAGCTAAAATGCCTACAGACAAAGTAATAGCTAGGCAAGAGCATTATAGAGATAAGCACCAACAACAAGAAGATTCATTAGATTCTACTTTACGTGCTCAATCTGATTCTCGTATGCCAATAACTAACTCAAGTAAATCAACAGTTACAAAAGGTCGTGAACCTCGTTTTCAAAGATAGTTTGTAACATATATTAATAATACTTACGAAGGAGATAACAAATGAGTGCAAGTAAAGCATTATTTGGAATGGTCCCTTTAAGAAAAGTTGGTTCAGATACTAATTCTACTGCTCAGTCGCAGTACGCAATTGCTAATGGATTGGCTTCTAATATCTTTCATGGAGACCTCGTAACAATTGCTGCTGGTGTAATAACACCAATAGCAACAACAACTGACTATGCTGTAGGTGTTTTTATGGGATGTGAATATACAGACCCTACTACAAAACAACCTACGTTTAGTCGTTACTTTCCTGCAAATACTTCAAGTGCTATTGGTAATCCAGTAGGATTTGTTTCTGATGACTCTTATGGTTCTTTTATGATTCAAGCAGATGCATCAGTTACTGCAGGTGATATTAACTCACAAAACTTTGCTGTGACTTTAGGTAGTGGTAGCACGATTACTGGTAATTCAGGTTTTGGTATTAAAGCTGCAAGTAGAGCAACTACAACTAAAGCTGTAAGACCAATAGCAATGATACATGAACCAGGTAATGCCTTAACAGGTGTTGATGGTGCATTCCCTAAACTTGAAGTCAAAATCGTCCAACACTGGATGAAACGTCAGGCAACAGCATAATATAGAAGGAGAAATAATATGGCTATAAATAGAGCAAGTATTGCTAAACAACTTCTTCCAGGACTTAATGCTGTTTTTGGTGTTGAGTATGGTGATGTCAATGACGAACATACACCCCTATTTGAAACTGAAAACTCAGATAGGTCTTTTGAAGAAGAAGTGTTATTCACAGGGTTCGGCACAGCTCCAGTAAAATCTGAAGGTGCTGCTGTTTCTTTTGATGACGCACAAGAATCGTTCACAGCTAG